GTTGCCGGTCTAGAACCGATAACTGACGCACCTGCCGCCAAGGGTAAGAAATCGACCAATGAGGACACCGCACCCACCGACGCGCCCGCGTCACCACCCGCAGGAGTAAACGATGCCTCAGCCTAGGTCCAGAAGTTTTGTCGGCGTCGCCAAGGAGACCGCTCACAGTGTGGGTGCTACTCCGACAGCGGCGGCGGCAACCGACTACATTCCCGTCCGTTCGGTTACACCGTTGGATAACATCAAATATCTAGACGACACCGGATGGCGCGGCTCGATGGTTGACGTGTTCAACGTCGTCCAAGGCCCAATCTCGTCCGAGTTCGCCTACACCGGCGACCTGTTCCCGGACACGTTTGGCTACCCCATCATGGGATTGCTTGGTGATTACGCCATCACTGGCGCTGCCTCGCCGTACACGCACACCGGCGCAGTGTTGAACACCAGCACCGGACAGGCAACCTCGTACTCCTACACCGACTACTACTCAATGAGTGGTGCATCGTCGGCTCGTCAATACGCCGGATGCCAACTGGAATCCGTGGACGTAAAGTTCAACGCCGACGGCATGTTGGAATACGACGCCAAGGCTCTCGGCTTTGCCAGCACCACCGTTACGAACCCCACGCCGTCGTTCTCAACGGTGCTGCCGTTGCCGTCATGGACTGGCAACTTTGCTTTCGGTACTGGTACAGCCACGCAGGTCACCAACAAGGCGCAGACCACCACCACGGCAACGTTGACCACCAGCAGCAACCACGGCATCGCTGTGGGCGCAACGTTCACTGTCGCCAACGTTGGCGCACCGTTCGATGGAACGTTCGTCGCTATCGCTGGAACCGCCACCACGTCGCTCGTCTACACGGTCGGCACCACCGCCACGGTCACGTCAACTGCTGTTTCCCCCAACGGGTTTGCCGCTCCAACAGTCGGCATTCTCCAGAGCGGAAACATCGGCCTGAAGCGCACCGTCACGCCCATCTTTACCGTTCAAGGTTTGCAACGTCCCTACCAAGTGTTCCAAGGACCGTTGCAGGTTGAAGGTGCACTCACGCTCATCATGGAAGATGACACGCACCTGACCTCGTACTTGAACAACACGCAGCCCGGTTTGGATTTGAACTTCACCAACGGAACCGGCACGTCACTGCTCGGTGTGCAATTCCATATGAACAAGGCCGCTTACAAGGTAGCGAAGATTGAACGCGGCAAGGAATACATCGAAGTCACAGTGAACTTCAAGGCGATTGGCAACTTGAACGACGCTGGCGCATCCGCCGGTTACTCGCCCGTCAAGACAACTCTCCGCAACGCCAAGGCCACCGCTGTCTACGCATAACAACTAGAAGGGGACGGAACATGACCGACATCATCACCACCACGCCCACACTCCCGGCAGGGCATCACGCTGTGCCGGGAGGTTGGGTGGTGTTGCGCGACCCGTCAACCGTGACGGAACGCCAACGCCGACCGCTCACCACATTGGCGGCATCCTTGTCGTCTTACCAATCCATGCTCGACCCGGACAACCCGGAGAGCCAAACGCAGATCGCTTCCAACCCTGAAGCCATCGCCATGTTCCAGCAGTTCAACGATCTATTGGCCTTGGCTTTGCTGGAGTCGTGGTCGTTCGCGGGGCCGGATGGTCAACCGTTGCCGATTGCTGAAAACAGTCTGCTGGATTTGCCCGGTGCCGCATATGACGCCATCCAAAAAGTTGTGGCACCAATGCTGATGTCGGTCATGCCGAACTTTGATCCGTCACCTGATCCGGCAAGCCCTACCGTGCCCTCCAACGCCTGAGATGGGCGATGGAGGGTGGCGACCTTGGCGGGAAACCTCTGCTCCCTGAATGGCGCGACTACCAACTAGCCAAAGTGTTTGGCTGGACTAAGACCCAGATAGATGAGCAGCCAGCCGAATGGTTGGACTGGATGCTGGCGATCCACATGGAAGTGAACGAACACGAAGCCGCTCAGTACGAGCGTTCTAGCCGGGAAGGAAGTGGATGGGATGGCTAACGCATTCATAATCGAATCCGAAAAGTTCCTAGCCGGTCTAGAAAAACTCGTTGCCCGACAAGACATGGCCGCCAAGAAAGGCACAGCAAATGCAGCCATGATGGTGGAACGCGAAATCAAATCCGTACAGTTGACTAGATGGGGTAGGCATTCAAAAGGAACCCCAACGCATTCCGAACCCGGCACACCGCCAGCACAGATCACCGGCACGTTGCGCGCCTCGGTGGTTACTGAAGGGCCGCACCAAAAGGGCTTTGGAAAATATGAAGCGCAAGTGGGCCCTACCGCCGTGTACGCACGCATCCAAGAACTAGGCGGAGAAGATCACTCGTTGACTGGCGGAAAAACGCGAACGGTCACAGGCGCGAGGCGTGACTCAAGCGGAAGATTTCTTGGCGGCACAGAAACGCGCTCGTTTGAAACAGGACACGGAATACCGCCGCGCCCGTATGTTGCTCCAGCAGTGCGAGCACAACTGCCCCGAATCGGCCAAATGTACCGCCAACTATTTGAGGCGGCGCTATGAGCGAATTCCTGCCACCAGTTGTTGCCGTTCTCACAGGTGAAATTGGCGAGTTCAAAGCCAAGATGGCTGAAGCCAGAGGCATCATGGCTGAAACATCCGCCGCCGGTGGTGGCACGTTTGCAAAGTTTTCCGCAGTTTCAAAGTTTGCAATGCTGGGAGTCGCGGGTGCTGCCGTCGTCGGTGGAATTGCCGCCGTCAAAATGGCAGCCGACTTCCAAGAAGGCATGACCACACTTGTCACCGGCGCTGGCGAATCGCAGAAAAACATCAAGATGGTTGGCGACGGCATCCTCGCCATGTCAGGTCAGGTCGGCACCAGCGCCGAAGAATTGACCAAAGGCATGTACATGGTCGAATCAGCGGGATTCCACGGTGCAGCAGGTCTGGACGTTCTCCGCGCTGCCGCTGAAGGTGCCAAAGTTGGCAACGCGGACATGGGCGCTACCGCCAACGCCATCACGTCGGCTCTCAACGCTTACGGTTTGAAAGGCAAAGACGCCGCATCCGTAACCAATCAACTCATTGCCACTGTGGCGTCCGGCAAGATGCACATGGACGAGTTGGCGACATCTTTGGGAACGGTTGTACCAACCGCTGCCGCACTACACGTTCCGCTCTCGCAGGTCGGCGCTGCCATTGCCACCATGACCGCCACCGGCATTGACGCACACGTAGCCACCACCAACCTACGCTTCTCCATGCTGGCCTTGGCGGCACCAACGTCAGCCATGAAAAAGGCAATGGCAGATGTTGGCTTGGAGTCGGCAAACGTAGGCAAGACAATGGCTTCCGGCGATTACGTCGGCGCACTAAAGATGATTACCGACGCTGCTGGAAAGAAGTTCCCGGTCGGTTCTGCCGCCTACATTGGTGCGGTTAAGGAGATGGTGGGCGGCACGCGCGGTATGCAAGCCGTGTTGGCGTTGACTGGCAAACATCTTGAAACGGTGCACAAGAATCAGGAGGAGATTGCCAAGTCAGCCCATGAGGCTGGTGGCGGCATCAAAGGATGGGACGAGGTACAAAAGGACTTCAACGTACAAGTGGCGCAGGTTGTCGAGACCGTCAAAGCGTTTGTGATCCAGATTGGTCAACAACTGATTCCCTACGTTCAAAAAGCAGGGCAAATGTTTATCCAAGGCGCTCAATGGATCATGCAGCATAAGGAAGCGATGGGTGCTCTCGCTGCTTTGATTGGTGGCGTTGTCATCGCTGGCGTTGTCGCTCTGACCGTGGCCTTGTGGGGCATGACCACAGCACTGCTCGCTAATCCGATCACATGGATTGTCGTTGGCCTGATGGCGCTTGGCGCGGCCATCGTCTGGGCGTACAACAATGTGGACTGGTTCAAGAACGGCATCAACGCTGCCTTCTCCTTCATCAAGGGAACCGTGGTGCCGTTAATCGCCACAGCATTCAACGGCCTAAAGACCGTGTTCACGACTCTTGTCAGTGTTGGCAAATCCGCATGGACAGGATTGCAAAACGGACTTGCTGCCCTTGGCAACTGGATCAAGGGATGGACGGCTCCACTGGTTGCGTGGTGGCACGCACACTGGACACAGATTCAAACCGTGTTTGCCGTAGTTATGGCAGCCATCAAAATCGTTGCCACCGTTGTGTTTGCCAACATCAAGACCGTCATCCAAGCAGCCATGATTGTGATTGGCATTGTTATCAAGGTTGCGCTCGACATCATTAAGGGCGTCTGGACAGTTGCGTGGTCGCTAATGGTTGCGACCTTGTCGGTGATCTGGAACGGCATCGTCACCGTGGTTGAAGTTGTGCTGGCGGTTGTGTCCGGCGTAATCAAGGCGGTCACTGCTGCCATTCACGGCGACTGGTCAGGTGCATGGCAAGCCATCGTGGATACGTTCTCCACTGTTTTCCATACGGTCGTGGATCACGCCACCACCATCATTGAGGACTTGAAATCCGGTATCGGTGGAGCGGTCTCCGGTTTCATCACCATGTTGTACAGCGCAGGTTCGGACCTGATTCAGGGCCTAATCAACGGTATCCAAAGCATGATCGGAAACGTTCTGTCCACTATTGCTGGTGTTGGTAGCAGTATCGCCTCGGCGATCAAGGGTGCATTGGGTATTGCTTCACCATCTCGCGTCACCCATGAAGTTGGTAAGAACGTGATGGAAGGTCTTATCAAGGGCATGGTGGACAGCACGTCTAAGGCGGTGAAGGCAGCCAAGGATGCCGTGCTGAAAATCAAGGACGCCATCAAACAAGACATGGGACAGATACGGGACAACTTCAACAGTGCGGCAGGCATAACCGTTGGAGCGCAAGACGGGGTGAACGTTGTCCAATCGTTTGCGCGTCGCGTAGCCAAGGCACGCGAGTTCGCCGCTGACATTCAGAAGTTGCAGAAGATGGGATTGAACGCGACATCGTTGCGGGAGATCATTGCTGCTGGCCCGGATTCCGGTCATGAGATTGCTCAACAGTTGTTGGCTACCGGCGCGCGAGGTGTAGCGCAAACCAATCGACTGGAGAAGCAGTTGATGGGGTACGCCGGTCAGGTTGGTGCCGTTGACGTGCAAGCGTC